GTTATTTTGCCCCCCTTTATGTCTGAGCGTTTAAGCAATTTTCAAGAGCTCAATAATAATCCGCTACAAGCTGTGCTAGATTATCATTTGCACTTGATCGCCTGGGGAAACGAACTGCGAGTTGTCACAACGCAACAAGGTAATTCATTTATCTATTGTGACGATCGACTCGTTTTGGTTTTCGCCCTAGGTCATGTCTACACGTTCGGGGCTTAATGTTCCCAACTCTGCTCCTAAGTCTATTATTAGCGTTACTCCCCGTTCCTGCGACACTCCAGCTGTACTATTGGGTGCTACTGACGGCACTAATGTGGAAGTTAAGTGCGTCCCCGTTGTACACGCTGACCCTCTCGCTGCAATTCGGGCTGCAGCTTTGTCCGATTGCCGCCTTACTCCTCCCCATGATATTCTTGATGACCTTCCTAGCGCTACGTCTCCCAGTTATCCGCGCGTTCTATGCCACAGTGATGGCGCTGATTCTGATGCTTATTGGGATGACGATGATGGTGCTGCGGGATGCGGTGATCGCCCTAGAATGGCTTTTAACTATGTTGGCCACCTGGGGCTGGGCATGGAGACTACTGCTGCTCCGTCTGCCCCTCCGCGTCCGCGTGCGGCTGTTACGGATGGTCCTGTGGCTGCGTCGGTAGTTGCTGCAATTTGCGCGACTGCCGCGCCCAACCCACCAACCGTGGCGGCCTTGAAGGCAGTAGTTAAGGAGGAGAAGATGGAGGTTGAAAGGGAAGAGGGAGATCCCGTAGAGTTCCGGCTGCCTGAAGTGCCTAGTTTTATGGACATGTCCACTGTCGAGTCCCTGACTAATTACCATGGCGTGGTTGCTACCATGCTTGGTTCTCGGGTCGCGCAGGACTTGGGCGTGTCAACTCCACAAGATTTTTCCCGGCGCATTAATTCATTGGTGTCGGGGGCTCGTTTGGCCGTTGATTATTTCTTCGGTTCATACGAGATCGTTGGTCAGCTTTGCGATGAGGACACGGATTATCGTCCGCCTCATATGCGAGGCGTGCCCAATGTGCTTGCGGAGCCGCATAAGTTTAAGGTAGTGTGTCACCACTATGGCAGCAGCCGTGATATGGTCGTGAGCGCAACGTTGTTTAATGTTATGGCCCAGAGTTATCGTAACGTGGGCCGTATTTCACTGACGTCGCTGCTTCCCCGTATCAAGACACTCTACGGCGTCAACACTGGTGACGTCTGCACCATGGAGCGTAACCATATGACGTGCGTTTATGATACCATTGAGTATTATGCCGCATGGCATAACCGCGTGGTTGCAGTCAATTTTCACCAGGGCGCTGCATCGCTCGGCCGTACCCCGTGCGCGTTGGATACGGTTATCGAGTCGGAGACTCCCGATTTGGAGTTCTGGGCTCGATTAAAGCAGATGTTGCTGTAAGGATTTACAGCGACGTCAGCAAGAGCCGTTCTGTTATGCAGCGCGACTTAGGATGCGGGGTATCGCATCATTGCATGCCTATGCCTGATATTAATCCCACCAATTTTATCGCTGGAGCCCTTGCGCGTTTTGGTGGTGCGGTACCCCGTATTGCTAAGGGTAGATTGAGTTTTTTGCGTTCTTTTACACGTAATTTTATGAGAGCTACTTTCCGCCGTTTACGGGACTCTGATATTCCTAGTTTTCATGATTGGCTTGCCAGTCGTTCTTACCCCGATTGGCGTAAGAGAGAGTTGTTCCATATTTATCATCGATATGTTAGTGTTAATCCTAAGATTCACTTTGGTAATAAGAGTTTCGTCAAAACGGAACAGTATCCTAGTTATAAGTGGCCGCGTGCGATTAACTCTCGCCATGATATGTTTAAGTGTGCTACGGGCCCGCTTTTCTCGGCAATGGAGAAAGTGGTGTTCGAGAATTCGTTCTTTGTCAAACACATTGATGTTGACAAATACCCACAACACATCATGGCGTCTCTTGAGGGTGTCGACGGCCAGATTGTCACGACCGATTTTGAGAAATTTGAGAAGCATTTTGTGCCCGAGATTTTGCACGCCGTTGAGTTACAGGCTTATGCGTATCTACTTGGTGGAACACGAGGTGAAGCGGCCATGCCTATGATTGCTAAAGCTTTAGCTGGTCGCAATCACTGTACGTGCTACCGCCAAGGTAAGAAAGTTGCGCGTGTATCTCTGAAAGGCGTGCGTATGTCCGGTGATATGTGTACATCTCTTGGTAACGGTCTGACTAATCTAATTTTGATGCACGCGGTGTGTGCTTTCCATGGTTCTAAAGTTACTGGTGGTGCGGTTGAAGGGGATGACGGGGTGTTTAAAATCCTCGGATATGTCCCTACCGCAGCCAATTTTGCTGATTTTGGGTTTACCATTAAGATTGAGAAGCACGACCGCCTGCAGGATGCAGGTTTCTGTAAGAAATATTTTGACGAGCATGTCCTTGATAATGTTGTGGATCCGGCGGAATTGCTTGTGAAGTTTGGGTGGACTCATTCCCTGCAACGTTTGGGCAACCAGCGTACGCTTGCTGCACTACTTAGAGCGAAGGCAGACTCGCTCGAAAGTGTGCTCCCGGGCGCGCCTTTGGTTGGAAGTTTGGTCCATTTTGTGCGGCGGGTTCTTGGCGACGGTCCCCGTAAGTTGACGTCTGGCCAGGATTGGTGCCATAATGTAGCTCATGGCGTTTTGCATCCCGTTGCGCTTGCTAGTCGGTTGGTTGTGGAGCGTGTTTTCAAAGTTCCTGTGGATACTCAATTGCACATCGAACGTTATTTGGATTCGTTGGGACGCTTGCAACCTTTTGATGATCCAGTTATTTTGGATTTAATGTTACCCGACTGGTCGGATTACTATGAGAAGTATGTTGTTGATTTGCCCCGGTACGACAATTTGCCGTTGTAAATACTGTATGTATTTGCCACCTGGGGATCTAAACAAACAAACATTACATTGCCTTGTGTTGGTATTCTTGTAGTGAC